TTTTGAGTTTGAAGAAAAAATCTATTTGGATATAGTCCGTCTTCTAGCTTTTAATCAAGTACCTCCTCCAATACAAAGGTATATCATCGCTAAAGCTGCTGTAAGAGCTGCAACAGAATTAATTAGTAACGCAGATTTAGTAAAACTTTTACAAGCAAATCTTGTTAGATCCCAAGCTACAGCTTTGGAATATGAATGTCAGCAAGGAGATCATAGTTATATGGGTTGGCAACATCAATCTTCATATAGATCCTACCAACCATATAAAGCATTAATTAGATAATGGCAAACATAACACAAACTGTACATAGTTTAACTTCAGGAATTTCACAACAACCCGATGAACAAAAGATTCCGGGTCAAGTTCGTGATATGAGTAATGCATTTCCTAACATTACACAAGGGTTAGAAAAAAGACCTGCTGGTAAATGGATAAGTTCATTACCTAACTCTACTTACGATGGTAAATGGTTTCATTACTACCGTGATGAAAATGAACAATACATTGGACAAATAAAGAAAGACGGAACAGTTCTTATGTTCGACTGTCAAACAGGTGTCCAAAAAAATGTTGTTAATGGAATTGGTAATAACAACTATTTAACTCATACTAATGGCGAAGATATACAGACTCTTACTCTTAATGATTTTACTTACATAACTAATAGAAGTAAGGAAACAAAGATGAGTAGTACAATTCTTGAACCACTAGGTAACTTTGGTAAAGAAGCATATATTGATTTAAAGAAAATTGCATATGCTAGGCAGTATGCACTAGATCTTTATACGGAGGGTTCTGCAACCCAAACAGTTACAACAGCTACGAGAATAGATGTAGAGCTAGTCAAATCTAGCAATAACTATTGTGACCCTTCTGATAAAAACCCAGACCCTGCCGCAGTTACAAATGGTTTTATGGCTGTTCATGCTAATAGGCTAGGAGGAAATTCACGATGTAATGCAAATGCTGGTGATGGTAGAGATGCCTTTGCTCCTAATGTTGGTACACGTATTTTTGCGATTACAAACGGTGGAACATTGCAAGATACTGCCGCTCCCGGTGGCGTTGTAAATTCTTTCACTACTCCCATTCTTTACTCTGATACTAACTATGCATATCAGGTTGCGGTTTTTAATGGTTATTCAGGTACTACTCCGATCCCTGTGACAGGAAGAACACCAGCAAATTTGTATTTTAGAATAAGAACTACAGGTCAGTCAGTACCATTTACTACAGGTTCTGGATCAAACCAAACTACTGAATATCAAGCAAGGTACACAACTACACATGACTTACTACATGGTGGAGAGGGTTGGGAAATAAATGACCAATTCTATGTCTACATGAAAGATGGTCTTTATCTAATTACTGTTAAAGAAGTAAGTAAATCAATTGTAAAAGGCGATCTGGCATTAGTAAGAATGCCTCCTACACCTTTCGATACGAAAACAAATATAACCAGTGAAAGTATTTTAGGAAGTCTTAGACATGGTATTACAGGTAGTCTGACATCAAATACTGGAAATGGATTTACAGTTACACAAATTGGATCAGGTTTACATATATCTAGAGCTACTCCATTTCAGCTTTCAACTTCTGTTCCAGAGTTGATAAATGGTATTGGAAATAGAGTTGATGATGTTGGAGATTTACCTCGTCAGTGTAAACATGGAATGGTAGTAAAGGTAGCTAATAGTGAAGCTGATGAAGATGATTATTACGTAAAATTTCTTGGTAATAATAATGAAGATGGAGAAGGTGTTTGGGAAGAATGTGCCAAGCCCGGAAGACTATCTAGGTTTGATTATGACACTATGCCAGTTACTTTAATTAGAACTGCTAATGGACAATTTAGATTAGCTCAGCTTGATGGCGCACCTTATCATATCTCAGTTGCTAGTGCTGCCTCGACTGGAGCTACCATAATTACTACTGGTACATCAACAGTAAATATGGTTAATCACGGATTCGAGGTAGGAGACGAAGTTTATGTCCAAGCTGCTGGGAGCGCTTCAGGTACCGTACACACAGTTACTGAGGTTGTGAGTACTCTTGTTTTTAAATTTGACTATATTGTTGCAACTAATTATCCAGCGTTCGGTCAGATTGAAGTAGGTCTTGTATATAGACATCCAAAATGGGAGGATGCAATAGTTGGCGATGATGTAACTAATCCTGAACCTTCATTTATTGGTCAGACCATTAATAAACTTACGTTCTTTAGAAATAGGTTAGCTATTCTATCGGACGAAAATGTAATCTTATCTAGACCCGGCGACTTTTTTAACTTCTTTTCTGAATCGGCTATACAGTTTGTAGCCAGTGATCCAATAGATATTTCAGCTAGTTCTACTTACCCAGCAATCTTACATGATGCTATTCAAGTTAATACTGGTTTGATTTTGTTTGCTGAATCACAGCAATTTATGCTTACCACCGATAGTGATAACTTCACTCCACTAACAGCAAAGATCAATAATTTATCTACTTATAACTTTAATATTAAAACAAATCCTATATCTTTAGGAACTACTATTGGCTTTCTTGATAACGCAGGGAAACATTCAAGGTTTATGGAAATGGCTCGTATTCTGCGAGAAGGTGAACCTGAAGTAATAGAACAAAGTGCTGTTGTATCTACTTTATTTAATGATCAACTAAAATTTATTTCTAACTCACGAGAAAACTCAGTCGTATTTTTTAGTGAAGAGAATTCAAGTACATTATATGGTTTCAAATATTTTGATTCAGTAGAAGACAGAAAGTTAGCTTCTTGGTTTAGATGGACAATTAATCCAGATGCCGGAGCAGTTCATGGAAAAGGTCAAATAAAATATCACTGCATGCAGGACGATGCTCTCTATGTTGTGATGGCTACTGAAGGTACATCTAGTGCAGCCGCTGGTAATCAGCGTCTTTATAGATTTGATCTCAAAGTTGAAGCTTCTACTGCTTTATTAGCAGAAAATCGTATTCATTTAGATAATTTAATTGTTGATAATGCAACAGATGCTAGTGGAGCTAATTATTTTACTAAGTCATATAATTTTTCTAATGCTACTGGAAAAACTTCAATTTTTTATACACCAAGAACCACAATTAATGGGCAACCATTACTATCTGGAGATAATAATTTAGTAGCGTTTGGCATAAGTGGTACAAACATTGGTCAAAAACAATCATTAATTTATAACGGACCTTATCTTAATTCCGGTCAATACCAGTTACTTTTAGATGGAGATTGGACCGGTACTACTTTCATGATTGGTAAGGAGTATGAGATGTCTATTACTCTTCCGACAATATATTATACAAGTCAGAAAGGACAAAGATTCATTTCAGATACGAGAGCAAATACTGTTATTCATAGAGTTAAATTAGCTTTCGGTCCAGTTGGTACATTTGAAGTTGATGTAGCTAGAAAAGGTAGACCTACATTTACTCAGGGATTTGAGTTAAAACCAGCAGGAGAGTATTTAGCTAATACATCAATTGCTTTAGAAGATAACCTTTTAAGAACAATACCGATATATGACAAGAATACAAATACATCAATAACTATTAAATCAAAACATCCTGAACCAGCAACAATACATCAATTGACATGGGAAGGAGTTTATAACACAAATCATTATCAAAGTGTCTAAATACATTCACCCAGCAACGTTAGAGGCTGCACTTCGTGTGGCTTCTAATTTATTACCCGATGATTATCGGGAGGTTACAGAAGGTCATGGACATGACCCTTTAAATTCTCTGATCGTAGGATTTCAAAACTGCGATTCAGTTTATTTTGAAGTGCCAAATGGCGAGATAGCAGGCATGGCAGGAGTCCATAGTAATGGACAAATCTGGATGCTTTGCACCCCAGCTATCTACGAATATCCTCATACGTTTGCTAGAGAAGCAATGAAGTATGTGAAATCAAGAAAAGAAAAGTTACTGTGGAACATTGTTGACGAAAGAAACAAGATCCATTTGAAGTTACTTAGGTTCTTAGGTTTTAAATTTCTTAGGAGATTTGAATACGGACCAAATTATTTATCCTTTATAGAATTTTGCCGTGTGTGATATAGCAGCAATAGGACCAGCGTTCTCTGCAATAGGGAATGCGATGGGTGCCTCCGCTAGCAACAAAGCAGCTAGAAGAAATTATGAACATCGACTTAAAGTTAGAGAACGTAAGTGGATGCAAACAAGAACTACTTATGCAAGTAAGAAAGTTCAATTTAAGCAAGAAGTTGACCAAGCAAATATTGCAGCTCAACGAGCTTACTCAAGAAATCGATATCAATTAAATCAAGCAAGGTCTTTAGCATTTTTAGAAAATCAAGAAGACTTTAAAAAGATGCTCCAGAACCAAGGAATGATAAAAGTTAGTGCGGCTGAACGAGGTGTCAGAGGTAGGTCAGTTGCTAAAGCATTAGCACAGAACCAAGCTAACTTTGGTATGAGTCAAGCGATGAGATCAAGAGCTTTAACTATGGCAGGATATAAAGCCAAGTTAAGTAATGAGGATGTCAATAGACAATTAAAAGGTCAATTATTAAAATCCTTTGGAAAGGTAGCTATTCAACCAGTACAAGACTTAGCACCACCAGAACCGGTATATCAAAACGTAGGAATGACATTCATGCTAGGCATGGGTCAGGCGTTAGCTGCTGGTTTAGAAGGTAACGTGGGCAATACAGGTGATGGTTTAAAAGTATCTAAAACTCCAACAGATAGTGGAACGTCTAGTACAAGTTTCTATACTCCTTCTACCTATTTAGGCAGTAGTGATACTTCCTATATAGACTACGCCTCTAGTTTTAATCCGTATACAAAAGGTTAATCATGATTCCTAATTATCAAATAACTGGGCAGTCACTTAATCCGGAAGAGACTCTTGATATTATCCCAGAACAAGAAGCATCTGATGCAAAGATACAAGCGTCAGAGGAAAGATACCTACACCAGATAGAAAAGAATAACGCTGATAGTGTAAGAAATACGGAAAAAATGTGGAGTCAAATAGCTGATCTTTCATCTACTTTTGGCAACATATTAAAAAAGAAACAAGAAAAATATAGAGCTGACAGAGAAGCTCAAATAAAACTAGACATACTTACTAAAGGTGTCAGTCCAGAATTAGAAGCAGAGTTTAGAGGTGAAAGATCACAACTATTTGATGATGATCTAGCTACTCAAGAGTTTGCTTCTAAGTACGAAGAAGAAACCGGTGACAGTATCACCGCTCAAGAATTTCGTAAGATGGCTGGTTGGGAAAAGTATATGGTTGCAGAACAATATGCTTTAGAAAAAGCTAAAGGTTATGACCAGTATGTTTACGATGCTTATGAAACTACAAAGATAGATGTTGTAAGAGATGGACAGACAGTTTCTGTTGGTCACTTAGATAATCTTTCTCCTTCAGAACAAGCAGCTTTAGACGAAAAGATTAAGTTTGAATATGCAAGACAATTTGCAGGATTAAACGAAGCTCTTGTGGCTACTGTTGTTAAACCTGAGATTGATAAGTTTGATGCTAAAAGAAGAAAAGAGCAAGCAATTAGAAGAGAAAAAGCTTACCAGATACAAGTAGCTGAGTCTGACTCAAAGATGATAGAACTAGGATTTGCTACTGCTAATCCTGAAGATGGACATCAGCTAGCCCATGATTGGGCAGCTCGATATGCAGCTAGAAATAGAGTTTCAATACAAGCTGGAAGAATAGCTTTTAAAGAGAATCTTATTGATCTAGTAAGTGAAAATAAGATCTCCTACTCAGAAGCTATGTCTATAGTTAATCACGAAATAGAAGCTCGTGATGGTTCAACAAAGACTATGGGTTCATGGAAAGAATGGGATGGTCTTACTGGTGAATTAGCTGATGCAGCAAAGCAAGGTGTACAAGCTAGAGAAGAGCAGCAAGAGGCTCAAATTATTGCTGATGTAGAAGCTATTAAATCATATGGTGATTTAGGAAATGACCAG